CCCATACTGAAGCAGCAGCTTCTAGCGACAGGGTCTTGCCCGTACCAGACTCGGTACTAGCGCAGTGGTATGTCATACCATAGATGCCTGTAAAGCGCATGAATGGTGCGCCAGCACCGGCAAGGATTACGGCTAAGTGCCCCCACATCTTCTTGGCGATCAACATGTTGATGAAGTCGCGCCAAGCCTCAATGGTTCCCTTGGGTTCGGTGTTTACTGTGATGTTCTCCAGACCCGGCATCGGCACCTTGACTGGTGGTTTACCCTTACTGAAGATACGTCCTGCATAGACGTACGTGTTGTCTGCCTGCCAGCCGTAGCTGTCAGGAACCTTTATAGCAGGTCTGCTTGTACTAGCTTCTTCCACACATGCCCTCACATATTCAAATAGGTTTTTGTCATTGTTATGGCCGAAAGCGGCAACCACGTTTTGGTTGGCTAGAGCCTTAACAGTCTCGTCTTTACTAACCACGGCTTTCTGCGCCATAGTTATGTTCACCGCACCATCAGGCTTGAGAGCTATCAGGTGTACTGTGTGATCCCCGTTGCTGTTGAGGATGTCAACAACAAACAGTTCGTAGGGTAGTAGCATGACTTGCTTCTTGGACTTAACGCCCTCGTCATCTTCTACTGTGCGCTCCATGAACGTACCGCCGTTGGCTCCGTAGGAGTACCCGCGTGGTGGTGTTGGGCGCATGACTTTGATGGTTTCAGTCGCAGTGACAGTGCTGTCACTAGAGAGCTTTACCTCAATCTCTTTCTCCTCGACCTCGACTGCCAACTCACGACCTAAGATCAGTGGGTTGGTTATCTTGCCCCAGTGTGTACATGATGGGCATATACCGGGGTTCTCGGAGTCCATCTTGATGCAAGGGTATGGGCCTTTGATGCTCTGAAGCTTTTGGTTCATGCGCTCAGGCTCATACGGATGCATCTTGCTTAGCCATACTGCAGCTTTGTTGCCGTCCTCACAGACCTTAGCCCATGACAACAAGCCACGCCAGATCGGCTCCATGCCCTCTTCTGTTGCGTGTTCAACGTAGTTGGCCAACTGGCCACACCCACGATCGTTCTGCGTAGCCAGCCAAATTGGTTTGAACTTGGTTACGCTGTTCTCAAAGAGCTTGACACTTGTCGCTGAAGGGGCAGCAGACGGACGGGTGCCGGCCAAGTCTAGTTTCGGCATGGGTTGCGCCTCGTAGACCGAGCCTGCTAGCTTTTCCCTGATAAGGGAAGCCAACCCCTCGAAGCTGAACACATCGCCCTCAGATAGTATGCGCACGGGGCGCGGCGTTGCGTACTTCTTCTTGAAGTTTGTAGTCTCGGGCACACGCAAGACGCGGGCGGCGTCAGCCGTCACAGTCATGTCGATAGCCAAAGATTCCTGTTTGCACAGGCGTTTAAAGTTCTCAGCCACGGGCTTCCAAGAATCGACAGGCACGGCCTCCAGCAGTGGCCAGTAGCAGTGCAAACCGCCACCAGAACCCACAATATACGGAGTGCCTAGGGCATCCATGCCTGTCTTACTTAGAAACGCACTGAGCGCTTGTGCCGCGTCCTTCTTCGATGCGTAGCCATCCATGTCGATAAACAGGGATTTAACGTACCGAGCGTTGGCAGCTTGCCGGTTATCTTCTTCGCCAAAGGTAGACAAAGCAAAGTAAACGTCCAGCTTGCTGTCATGCCAACGTTTGATGTGCGCGGGTGTACTGTCAAGAGCCGCCGTAAAGACGTGCTCTTTTCTTGTTAGCTCTGCCACGCAATACCGACCAAATTCGGGCGGCGGCAGAACAACCGCTAAAAACTCAAGCGGAGTCATTAGAGTCCTTGCGGTCAGAAGAGTTCGAGTTGACGCGAATCTTTAGTCGTTGGGCGCTCCATGACGGGGTAACCAGCAAGGCGGCTTAGAAGTTCCATCTGCCAATTCCTTGGCAGACCATCTTTGGTGTGCACCAAGTCTTCGGCAAAGCGAACTAGCTCTTGCGTGGTGAGGGATCTAGGTTGTATTCCGTACATATTTTTCTCCATGCCTCGTCTGCTGAGTGAGAGGTCTTCATTATGTGAGTTAAGAATTCGACGCGGTCACGATAGGCCACAAACACTTCCGTGCCTGTAAACCAGTTGTATACAGTCTGTCGAGAGACGCCCAGCGCATAGGCAATCTTCGTGACCGGAAAGTCAAGATGGATCGCCCAACGCCCAAGCTGGTTGCCCAGCGACTTCGGCGTCTTTGCTACTTCGTCAATGATTTTTTGTGAATAGGCCATGTTTTTAGAGGGGGCCGAAGCCCCCTGTGTGCTTACTCATCGTCCCAATCAGCAACGATGTCGGCCAGCTTGCCCTTCTTAGCTGGAACGGATTCAACCTTGGGCGGGGCTTTACGCACTTCAGGCTCTTCAGTGCTTTCAACTTCAGGTGCCGCTTTGGCCTTGGCTTTTGGCTTCGTTGCCTTAGCTGCGGCAAGCGCTTCGGTGTCGTCTTCGTCAAACAGATCGCCAAGGGTCTTGGCGCTAGGCGCTTTGCCAGACAAGGCAAGCGGTGCGGGTGAGGCAACGCCATCAGCATAGGCAGGGGTAACGGCTACGGCCTTCTCTGCATCCTTGGAGTTGGCTTGGTTCTGCGCAGTCTCGTACTCATCATCAGTCAACCAACGCACAGGGGCAAACACAATCTTTGGAGACTCAGCTTGTGTATCAAACTTCATGCGTGTGACGATGGCGTCCAAGTTAACAGGTGGTGTCTGCGCGGCCATGTAGCGAGCGTATGCTTGCAGTGGGCGCTTCTCGCCGTCTTCCTTGCCGAAGATAGATGTCGCAGGCAGAGTCACTTGCAACACGTCGCCTTCAGGATTGTTAGCCAACACAACAGCCAAGCGCTGTTGGTATCGGCATGCACGGCTTTGACCATTACCAGACCCAGCGATGTTCTGTGGGCATGTAGAACAGCTTGATGCTTGTTTGTTCTTCACGTTCGCGTCAGGCTTCTCACCATCAGCAGATGTGCAGTCAGGAGCGGCTGCAGCCGCGTCTTTGTCGTAGCTACCGGCGTAAAAAATACGGCTGACCTTGGGGGCAGCTTTGACCACGATCACGTCCAAGTGACGCTCATCAATCGATGCGATCTCTTTGCCGTTAGACAAGAGTCTGAACACACCGCCCTTGATAGAGACGCGTTTCATGCCTCCGCCGGAACTTGCACCACCAGCCAAGGCTAACGTGGTTGCTGACAGGACTGCATTCTTAGCAAATGCAGGGACGTTTGAGGGGTTGAACATTGCAATATTGCTCATTTGATTTCCATTAAGTTGGTTTGCGTACAGAGATATCGAACTCAGATGTAGAGTTCAAGCCGGGCGGTACGACCCCGGGGTTTTCTTCCAAGAACTGTGACATGTTGGATTGCGCAATGCGCTTCTCCAAAAGCTCGACGGCTTCGTGCTGAAGTACGAACTTCTTAAACTCATCCCAGTCTTGTGTGTAGTAGCGAGTCTTCACGGACATAACTGCCGTGCCCTCGGTAGTGCGAACTGATGTGACGCCCATCGCCTTCATCTGTTCCTTGATCGCGTTCTTGACCTCTTCCTGTTGCGCCTTGAGTACTTCCGCTTGAGTGTCGTACTCTTGGGTCAGCGCGGTCATGCGCGTGCGAAGCTTGCGGTAAATTTTTACCAGCTTATCTAACGGTATCGTTTCTTCTTCCATTACTTCTCCTGTGTGATTATTTGTCTAAGGTTGGACAGTTTACATGAATTCTAAGCGCTTGCAACCCCCTTTCAAGATTTAATTTCAGTATCGAACATCTGGGTTAGTAGTGAGTTATCACTAACTTTCCTTTCCAGAGCTTTAAACATTCGTTGCTCGATTGGGCTACCTTGAATATGAATCACAGTAACTTTGTCGGAAGTTTGCCCTTTGCGATCTGCGCGGGCACAGCATTGAATGTATTGTTCAACAGACATCAACGGCCCATAGAACACCACTGTATCAGCGGCTGTCAAGGTAATGCCATGCGCGGTTGCTTGCGGTTGCATCACCAATATCCTAGGGTCGGCTTCGGTTTGAAAGCGGTGGATGATTTGACCACGTTTGCTTGGCGTCACATCTCCGTGGATGCACTCATTGACAACTCCCTTCTTGGTGAGGTATGTGCTGATCGTGTCGATGGTGCTTCGGAACAAAGCGAAGATGATGACCTTGCGGTCGGTCTCTTCTAGTATCTCCTCCAGTACCGCAAGCCTAGGCGCAGAATCGAACTCCACAACTTCTCTGTCGTCTGTGTAAGCCGCGCCACAACTGATCTGCAATAGTTTGGATACTCCAGCCGCGGCATTGACCGCTGTGATGGTTTCCCCCGCCGCTTGCACAAGCATGCGCTCTTTGAGAAGGTTGTAGTACTTGGCTTGTTGTGGCGTTAACTTCACCTCGCGAACCATGGTAACCACGGGCGGTAAATCTAAACATGCTTCTTTTGTGAAGCGTATCGCTGGTTGTAGCGCTTCATACACTTTATCCTTGGCGTCAGCTTTGGGAGCCCATTTGAATGTTGTGATTTTGTTCATCACCTGATCTCGCCACGCGGTTAAGAAGCGAGGCACGCCATCAGGGTTAACCAACCTAGCCAAACCATATGCATCCACAGGCGACTGCGAGGCAGGTGTGCCCGTCATCATCCACAGGTACGTGCTGGGTGTGAGAATAGAGTTAAGTGCCTTCCAGCGTTTGGTTGATGGTGTTTTGTATGCGTTAGCTTCGTCCACAATCACAAGATCAAACCGCCCATCATTAACAACTTCATTG